AAGCGGCTTCAAGGGCCAGGGTCTCAGGATGAAGGGGGACAGCACCCCCCTGCGGCCCGGCGAGTTCCGCGAGATCGAGTTGTTCTCCGGCAAGCTGTCCGACAACGTCATGCCGATGAAGTTTCCCGAGCCATCGGCCACCCTGATGGCGCTGATGTCGGCGATGGTCGATGCCGGCAAGAAGCTGGGGATGGTGGCGGAACTTCCCACCAAGACCGGCGAAATGCCGGTTGGCACCATCGTCGCCATGATCGAGCATGAGACCCGCCCGCATTCGGCTGTCCAGGCCAGGATCTACGCGGCATTCGCTGAAGAACTCGACATGATCCGCCTCGTCGTCACCACCTCCGGCAGGCAATACAAGGCGCCCGGCAATGAGGGCTTCGACATGCAGGAGGATCTCAAGCTTCCCATCCTTCTCCTGCCGGTGTCCGATCCCAACGCGTCGACCTCGGCGGTGCGCATCCTCCAGGCGCAGGCCGCCGTCGAGGCGTCTTCCAAGAACCCGCAGATGTACGACCAGCCCTATGTGCATCGCGCCATGCTGAAGGCGATGGGGGTCGGCGATGTCGACCTGATGGTGCCCGACAAGGCCAGCACCCTGCCGGCGGATCCGATCACCGAGAACATGAACCTTTTGACGGGAAAGCCCGTCAAGGCCGGCATCGACCAGGACCACCGCGCCCACATGAAGGCGCATTTGTCGATGACCGAGGATCCGCGCATCGCCATGATCATCGGCCAGTCGCCGCAGGCGCAGGCGATCACCGGCTCGATTGCCGCCCATCTGGCCGAGCATGCCGCCTTCATGCACCGCGACGAGATCCTCGCCAACATGGGCTTCGCCGTACCCCTTGGTCCGTTGCCGCCGGAGTTGGAGGGGCGTATCGCGCCGCTGGTCGCCGAGGCCGCCAAGAAGGCCGCCGAAGCCGGCAAGGCCAAGGCCGCCCAGCAGCAGAACGAGCAGGCCGCGCAGGATCCGATGATCATGCTGGAGAAGGCCGATCTCGAACTCAGGAAGGACAAGCAGGAGAAGGACTTCCAGATCGACGTCGAGAAGCTGAAGCTGGAGGCCAAGAAGGTCGGTGCCAAGATCGCCGACGACGCCGAGAAGGCGAAGCAGAAGCGTGAGGAAGCCGGGGTGAAGATCCTGGCCGAGGCGACGCGAAGCACGGGGTACTGAGCCTAGGCTATTAACCCAATCCATAGAGGAAGCCATGGAAGTCAACGCATACATCATTCGTCGCAAGATCGACGAGGAAATCTCCAATATCGCCAGCCTGATGATGAACGGCGCGGCGAGTTGGGATGACTACAACCGGCTGGTCGGGCAGGCCAGCGCGCTGTTTCGCGCGGCCAATATCGTCAAGGAGCAGGAGATCAAGGTATCCGACAGCAACGCCGACCTGTTCTCCTCCGGCCACAGCCTCCAGGACGGCAGGCCGCAGTAATGTACGATACAGCGAAGACCGAGCGGGAAGCTGACGGAGAATTCCTCTCGCAGCTTCCCCGCCCCGCCGGCTGGCACATCCTGATCGCCCTGCCGGAAGTGCAGGAGAAGACGGCCGGTGGCATCTACCGCCCCGACGAGACCCGAAGCCGCGAGGAGACGGCGGCCATCGTCGGGTTTGTCATGAAGATGGGATCGGACTGCTACTCGAACAAAATGATCTTTCCGTCCGGTCCCTGGTGCAAGGAAAGGGATTGGGTGGTGTTCCGCCCGTATTCCGGCCTGCGGCTGGTGATCTACGGCAAGGAGTTCCGTCTCCTCAAGGATAGCGAGATCGACGCCGTGGTGGATGATCCCGGCGGCATTGTCCGCAGTCACAGGACTTAGGAGGAAGCCATGTCCGATACCAATGAAGAGACCGAGGTAGACCTCGAGGAGAAGACCGAGGCCGAGCAGCCGGTCGATCAGATCTCGCAGGACGAGGAGCTTTCCCAGTACGGCGAGAAGGTGCGCGAGCGCATCGCCAAGGAGACCGCCAAGCGTGGCGCGGTGGAGCGCGAGCTTGCCTCGCTCCAGGAGCGCCTGGAGGTCACCGCGCGCATCGCCCAGCACGCCGTCGAGGAGAACAAGCATCTCAAGCAGGGTCGCGTCGACAGCGATCAGGCCATCCTCGACAACCTCGTCGACAAGATGTCGGCGGAGTTGGACATCGCCAAGCGGGTGTTCCGCGAGGCGTCGGAGAGCGGCGAGGCTGAAAAGATCGCCGATGCCACCGCGCTGGTGGCGACCACGGCGGCCGATCTGCGGCGCGTGCAACTGGCCAAGGCCGGCTATCGTCCGCCGCAGGAGGATAGGGGGCAGAGTGCCCCCAACCAGCCCGCTCCGCAGAGCCAGAAGCAGCCGCCGGCCAAGGCGGTCGAGTGGGTCAATCGCAACAGTACGTGGTACGGCAAGGATCCGGTGCGCACCCGCATCGCCCGTGCGGCGGACGTTTACGTGGCCGCGATGGGCTACAACCCGGAGGGCGAAGAATATTACAAGGAGGTTGACAAAATGATTGCCGAGAGGACAAATGGCGCCGCGAACGGTTCCGAACGTGACCAGGGATCGTCGCTCGCCCCAGTGGCCCCGTCCGGTCGCTCTTCAGCGCCGTCTCGGCCTTCAGGCAGCAAGGTCACGCTCTCGCAGAGTGAAGTGTCGCAGGCCAAGCGCCTCGGCGTCTCACCTGAAGCCTACGCAGCAGCAAAGCGCGCGGGCAACGTGGTCATCTGATCCGGAGAGAGCAATGCCTGAAGAGCCGTGGGGCGCCGAACCGGCCCTGTCCATGCCAATCGCCGCCTTCGATCCGTCGAAGGTGCGCAATCCCGGCGACCCCCGGCAGGAAGCCCTGGACGCACGCGAGCGCGATACGTGGCGTCCGGTGGCCGATCTTCCCGAACCCGAGCCGCAGGATGGCTTCGTGTTCCGCTGGATCCGCACCTCCAACCACAACATCTCCGACCCGATGAATGTGGCCAAGCGCTTCGCCGAGCGCTGGGAACCGGTGCCGTGCGACAGCCAGCCGATCCTGTCTCAGCGCCTCGGCAAGTACGGCGTCAACGCCGAAGGCAATATCGAGATCGGCGGCCTGATGCTGTGCCGGATGCCGAACTGGATCCGCGACGCCCGCAACGCCTACTACGCCAACGCCTCGGCCACCCAGGTCAAGGCGGTGGACAGCCTGTTCATGCGTGACCAGGATCCGCGCATGCCCAAGCTGGCGCCTGAGCGAAGCACGACCATTTCCACGGGTTCTCGTTGAGAAGGAGGGGCACATGCCCGCAGTTTCTGCGCCCTATGGGTTCCGACCGATCCGGAGCCTTGGTAGCCGTCCGTTCTCTTCGGGCAGCGACAGCTACCGGATCGTGTCCGGCTACGCGACGTCGCTCTATGTCGGCACCCCGGTGATCCTGGGATCGACCGGCAAGATCGAGATCGGCGCCGCCAACCTCGCCGGCTACATCGGCATCTTCATGGGCTGCTACTATGAGGATACCACCTTCGGCATGACCTTCCGGCAGGCCTGGACCGGTGGCACCGTTCCCAAGGACGCCGCCAACGCCGTCGCCCTGATCCAGGATGATCCCGACCTGATCCTCCAGGCGCAGTGTTCGGTGGTCGATTTCGACGCGGCTGCCGTTGTCGGCAAGCGCCTGACCATCAACCTGCCGGCGTCGCCCAACCACGGCAACGTCGCCACCGGCAACTCCAAGGCTGGCGTGACCGCGACGGTCGCAGCGGCCGGCGAGTTCGTCCTGCTGGGGGTGGTCCCGAGCCCCGACAACATCAACGCGAGTGGTTATGTGGATGTCTACGGCACGATTGCCGCCGGCCTTCACATCACCCGCAAGGCGTGAGGAGACACGACAATGGCAATCTCTCGCGCCCAGGCTCTCAAGGAGCTTCTGCCCGGCCTGAACGCCCTGTTCGGACTGGAGTACAAGAAGTACGAGAACGAACACGCCGAGATCTACGACGTGGAGAGTTCCGAGCGCTCCTTCGAGGAGGAGGTCAAGCTGTCGGGCTTCGGCCCGGCGCCGGTCAAGGGTGAAGGCCAGGGCATCGCCTACGACACCGCCCAGGAAGCCTGGACGGCGCGCTACAATCACGAGACCATCGCCATGGGCTTCGCCATCACCCAGGAGGCGATGGAGGACAACCTCTACGAGAGCCTGTCGACCCGCTATACCAAGGCGCTGGTCCGCGCCATGGCGCACACCAAGCAGGTCAAGGGCGCGCTGATCCTCAACACCGGCTTCACCACCTTCCGGTCGGGCGATGGCGTGTTCCTGTTTTCGGCGGTCCACCCGCTGATCTCCGGCGGGGTGAACTCCAACGTGCCGACCACGGCGGTCGACCTCAACGAGACCGCACTGGAGAACGCCGCCATCCAGATCGCCGCCTGGACCGACGAGCGTGGCCTGCTGATCGCCGCGCGTCCGCGCAAGCTGATCGTGCATCCCGGCAATATGTTCGTCGCCAAGCGGATCTTGGACAGCGATCTCCAGCCCGACACCGCGTCGAACAACCTGAACGCCATCAAGGCGATGGGCACCATCCCGCAGGGCTACGCGGTCAACCACTACCTGACCGATCCCGACGCGTGGTTCCTGGAGACCGACGTGCCCAACGGGCTGAAGATGTTCCAGCGCGTGGCGATCTCCTCGTCGATGGATGGCGACTTCGACACCGGCAACGTGCGCTATAAGGCGCGCGAACGGTACTCGTTCGGCGTCTCCGATCCGCTGGGCATCTGGGGGTCTTCGGGCGGCTGATCCGGCTTGCCGCCGCTCAGGAGTGACGGCCTCGGCGGCGGTGAGTGAGGCGGGGCGGGCTTCCTCCGCTTCCTCGGGTTTGGCTCGCCCCGCTTGCACAAGGAGAAGCGTCGATGGCTGTTACCGCAATGTATGGGCCGCTGAAGGTCGGCTATGGCGGGATCACGCCAGCCAAGGACTATGGCGGGCTGGTCGCACTCACCCACACCTTCATGATGAACCCGCGCACTGCTGGTACGGTGGTCTACATCGCCAAGCCGGGCGGACGCATCTTCATCACCGACATCTACCTCGGCATCGCCGTCGCCTCCGACGCGGCGACGTCGTGCCTGCTGACGGTGGGTCGGTCGGTCGGCAACGCGGATTTCGCTGCCGCGATGAGCCTGAAGACCGCCGCCGGCATTCTCAGGCCGGTGCCTACTGGTGCGATGGTGAACGAGTGGACCGCCGGCTATACCGGCGACGTCTACTTCACCCTGGTGACGACCGGTGCAGCCACGGTCGGGCAGGTCCGCCTGTTCTTCAACTACCTCCAGGAGGAATGAGATGAAGGTCACCATCACGACCCCTGGCGGTGGCTCCTATGTGCGTGATGCCACGCCGGAGGAGGAGGCCACGCTGATTGCCCTCGGTGCGGTGCCGGAGGAGGAGACCGTGCCCGGCGGTGAGGGCGAGGTCTCGGTTCCCGGCGGCGAGGATACCTCGACCGGTGGCGAGGATACCACCGGGGGTGGCGGCAGCCGATCCGGCGCGCATCGCGGACAGGAACCCAAGCCGGAACCCAAGCCCGAGCCAAAGCCCGAGCCCAAGCCGGCGCCCAGGCCCGAGCCGAAGCGGGAACCCGAACCCGAGCCTGATCCCAGGGCTCGCGGCAAGCGGTAGGAGAGCGTCATGCCGGTTACCATGTTTCCGCCTCCGTTGAAGGTGGGGTATCCGACCGACCAGCCCACAGGTCTGGGATCAGTCGTGCTGATCCAGACCCTCGTGATCGAGCATGACGGCACCAACCCGGCCATAGCTGAATTACGGATGCCACATCGCTACCAAGTCCTGGACTTCATCTTCGATGTCAGGATCGCCTTCAACTCCGCTACTTCAGCCACCGGAACCGCCGGCCTTAGCGCTGGTGGGTCGGAGTTCGCCAGCGGCGTTGATTGCAAGGTGGCCGGTCGTGCCCGACCAATCTTCACGGCGGCCCAACTCAACGCGCATATACAGCAGGGTACACTGCCTGTGTTCATCACTATCACACCATCAGGCGCGACCACCGCTGGACGGGTGCGTTTGACGATGTACTACGCGCATCTCGGGTGAGGTAACCATGAAGATCAAGATCAACGTATGCGGTGGCGCTACCTACGAGCGCGACGCCACCGAGGAAGAGGTGGCGAACTTCGCTGCGTTGGGTCATCCCGAAGCGGCGGAGGAACTGAGGACACTCAAGACCGCAGATCCGTGGGCTCCTGTCGCGACGCCGGTCGCCGAGCCGAAGACCTGATTGGAGGCTGTGATGGATGAGAGAGAGCGTCGAGATCGGGTTGATGACGTTGTTGGTGGCGTAAGAGGGGTTGTTGATGATGTTACCGGCGCCGTTGAAAGTGGCGTGCAGACCGGTGTAGATCGCGTCGCTAACGCTGCCCGTGTTGCTGGCCCAGGCATTGCTCGTGTCGTTGCAGGCTCTCCCGCCTGGGAGCGGCTTGCCAATTCCGGAAGAAATCTTGTTCGTGGCGTTGGCCGGGTTGCTGAGGATGTCGGCCGCAGGACTGGCATCACGGACAGCTATAATCGTGGTGTGGCTCGCACTGCCGAAGCCCGGCGGTTGAGAGATGCGCAGCGGACACCAGAACCTCCAGTGGTCGTCAGCGCTCAGGCGCCGGGCGGCGCGCAAGCCGCAACGCCGGTTCCGGTCACCGTCGTGCCGGCGCCTTCTGCGACGGCTCCGGTCGCAGCACCAACCGGGCCGCCTGCCGTGCCTGTGGCGGCAATTCCGCCACCGCCGGGTGCGCCGGTCGTTCCACCAGCACCGCCAGCGCCCGCCGATGGTCCAGCCGCTCCGGCTGCGCCAGCGTCCCCGCCGGCTCCTGGCCGTCCGGCGCCGCAGGTCCAAGCCGGCCCGCCGCCACGTCGTCCGGTAAACGGATCAGCCGGTCGTCCGAATGGTCCATCCGAGGCTGATGCGCTGAACGCGATGTCGCAGAACGCCATCAGGGGTGGGGCATCGTCGAACGATCCGCGCGAGGCCAATATTCGCAGGCGCATGGCCGAGATATCCGGCGGTGCGGCCAAGTCCGGCGGCAAAGTCGAGAAGTACGCCAAAGGCGGTCGGGTCGGGGCTAAGTGTCACGGTGACGGCCTTGCCAAGCGGGGTCGTACAAAGGCGAGGTTCATCTGATGGCAAAGTCGTCCATGCCTTTCCTGCCGGGTGGTGGCGGACTGCCGCCACCGGGCCCGGATACCGCGCTGTCGAAGGGACCGGGGACCGGTGGTCTCCAGCCGAAGTCACCGGCCGCGTCGGGCTTCCTCAAGCCCGGCTCCAAGCCGCCCGGTGGCAAGCCGGGCCAGAAGGCGGGCACGCCGAACTTCAAGTCGCGGATCACCAAGCCGGGTGGTATGAAGGCTGGCGGCAAGGTGACCGTGAAGAAGGTCAAGGCTGGACAGGGTTCCGGCATCGGCCGCCTGCTCCGGTCGAAATAGGGGGCAGACTGCCCCCTATCCAGATGGAGAATTT